TGCCAGAACGTCACCAAACAGGAGCCCCACGAAATCTAGGGTATAGGTGAGCTGTTCCAGGGTTGCTGTAGATTCTGCCACACCGACAGTAACAAGTTTCGTAGACTGTCCGTGAACGGCCTCTTTCTTTGAACTGGCCTTCGTATCAGCCTTAACGTCCTTGGAACTTGCGACATGAGTAAGCCCGGTTGTAGCAATATCTATGTAATAGATATCACAAACTTGGCCCGCTTTGAGTCCGGTATAGTTGATAGAGTCGCACCCGTCTGCCTCTGTTGCTGCTGTAGTTGCCCCACCGAACCGTTCAAAAACTCCGGTGGGCACACCGTCAACTACTAACCAAACAGATCCAAACTCTGCCAACTTTGCGAGTGAAATTAGGTTAGCGCTCGCCTGTCCTGAAGAGACTGTAACAGTCTCCTGTGCGACTACACCGCCACCATACCATTTTACCTCAGTGCCTTTTGGCACATCAGCCGCTACTACGTCTGCCATTATATCTCTCTATAAATGATTCGCACATCTATCGGCACATGGTACCAGCCCATAGGATCCTCGATCCACCGGACTCCTCCCGTGACCTGCCGGGTAGAGATGTCATACGACACCGACCCGAGGGTCCACCGTTCGGGCACCATGTTCATCCGGGGTTTGTGCATAACAGCGATCACCGCCGCTGCAACGGTTTCCACTTCTCCTGGTGATCTGACACCGCCAGATACCGGGGGATTTGACCAACACGAAATCTGCACCCGTGAAACATACCCCTTGCCAACTTCAGCGTCAGGCACCCGAGAAACCGGATGTACTGAAATGGCCGGGAGTTCAGGAGTTGTTGGGAGCCCGTCAACATACACGCGGGCACCGACGAGAGCGGTGATGGTAGGAGATGCTGCCAGTTGGTTGCGGACCATAGCGGTGATCATTGTGTCACCTGCTTGAGTGCTGCAGCGATCTCTGTTCTCACCCGCTCATACACCTGGTTTCGGTTCTCGTCCCATGCCGGCCTCATATACGGGTGTGGATGAGACCCATACCATAACGGAGACATACGAATAGGACCATACGCCCCCTGCCTGAGTTTTGACCCAAAGAATATGTTTTGCCACTTCTGTGACTCAACAGGCCACCGCCATGGAGTTTTTCGTCCCTGGCCGTTCTCTGCATGTATCCCGGTCCCGAACTCGACATAGGCAGCATATTTGAGATTCGTACCAACAATGACATTTACTCCGCCATCGACTTCCTCAGTTTTGGTAGAGATACTGCCACGGAGATGACCCAGATCAACCGGGCACTTCTCTTTCGCTGCAGCCTCGACGGGGAGCATGGCTTTTTCGCCCACGTCAGAATAATACCGCTTGTATTCTATTCCAAGCTCTTTCAGACGTTTTGTGAGTTCGTCAAGCCCCTCGATCCGTATGTCGTCAGACACCGACTGCCTCCAGAGTAAGCACCATATGAGACACCCGGTTTGCAATCATAGCAGGGTCGACTGCCGTGATCCTGTATTTGCGATTGTATGGTGGTTCGGTCCCGATGATATGCCTGCCATGGTGTGCCTCGGTTTCAGCCGGCACGATACAGACCGTTTTCCGGTCAACCTGTGCCCCGGCATCCGACTGGCTCATTGTTGCCCTGGCCCTCCCGAACCGGCACCGAATAGGCACCATAATATAGGTCGGGGCTGCTACGTTCCAGGCATCAACCACTCCAAACGCCTCACAGGTTTCGAGGTTTGCCGTATGGACCAGGAGAGTCGCAGGGTACGTCATAGGTTTGCAACCTCACAATAGAACGCTGATTTGTTCTGATTCGTGTAGGACTCAAGCGCCTCATACGCCTGTTTTCGGTATGTAGCAATGGCAGCATCTACGTTTGTTTTGTCCTGCCACTCAAGCGTTGAGCTCTCTTTCGTCCCGTCCATCCGGTACCGAGTCAGGACTGCAGCGACTGCCAGATTAACCCCGGCCGTTCGTATGGCCGGATCGGTTGGACTGGCCGTAACACCTGCACGGGCACAGACAGAGTCCACCTCAAGATCCGACAGGGCAATAATTGCCTCGACGGTTGCCTGAGGCAGAGCAGTCCCGGTGATTGCCAGGACCTCTGCATAGGTAGTATAGGCCATTTACCGCCCCCGTATGTCGTAGTATTTCCGCTCTGTCTCCGGGTCAGCCGGAGACGTAAACGCCCGCCACGTCAAGGGGTTGCAGACGTTGCCGGCCTCGAGACTTGCGTCTCTGTTTGCCTCGTCGATCTGCGTTTTTGTCTGGACGTTGGCAGAGCTCAGCATGGTTAGTACTCTACCCGGCAGATTGCATTCGCTGCAAGATAGTTTACCCCAAACCGTGCAGTAACTGTGCAGCCCACAAGGTCGCGGATCGGATCCTCATACCGGCTGACGGTAAGATCCCGCCTCATGGCAATGCCTCCAGCGTTCCGGCTGTCATAGACGAGCATACCGATATCGTTATCAGAGTCATACTGCCAGGTGTAGGTGCTTGAGTCATCAGTCACGCCACAGGTGAATGCACGAAGCCCCATCAGGGACGGGAGACGGCCAGCCATTGCAGCATCTGCACCGACGTACCCGGTCGGCACAAACTCTTTCAGAGTCAGGGCCTCTGCCTGAGGACAGAGAACAATGGTGTCAGGAATATACCCGTCCTCTTTGACCAGACCTACAGCTGATGCAATTGCCTTGATGCCCTGGTTGTTGCCGCCGGTGTCGTGTTCGTTCCCTGCATTGTCGAGCAGACAGGTCAGCACAAGCTGGTTGAGACGGTTCTCAACAGACGCCCCTGCCTTCCGCACCTCCATAGCGACGGCATCGAACAGCCCATCGTCGATGAGCTCACGGGTGATGAGCGGTCTGGTGCCGTATTTCTTAATAGTGAAATCACGATATGCGTAATCCTGCTGACCAATCGGTACCTCTGCGCCCTCTGCCACCTCACCGGCATATGTCCCGGATGACCCGTATGGCACCCGGAGGGTGTTGCTGTTGGTACGCAGCATCTGCACAGCCTGCCTGAAACACTTCTGAGGTTCAGCCCCCTCCATGACCGTATTGTACATTTCGGTCTGTATGAGTGTCGTTGACTCAATTGCTTCAGTAAGCAGCAGCTCACGGACAGAAACGATCTTGCCATCTCCGTCATAGGTTCCGAGTTCTCTTGGTATTGCACGCTCTATGATGTCTTTCCGTTCAGACGGCCCTGCATGAGCGATTTTAAGATATGTTGAAAGATTTGACATTGTTTAGACCTCAGATTGATGCCTTGCTCACATACTGTGGCTGGATCATTATTCTTCCGGTCCCTGCCCCTGCAATGTCGTCCAGTGCAATACCTACCGCGTAGGTGCTGGCGGTATCTACCAGGACTGAAACGGTCCCGCCAACTGCGTTGTCGTTGACAATGACGAAATGACCGGCATCGATGCCTGTGGTATCGTCTGCGTTTGCGACGTATGCAATACAGCCCTGGCAGGCAACCGTCACGACTGCCCCACTGGCGGCACCAAACACGGCAACGCCGAGCGGGGCCTCGGTAGTCCCTGCAACGGCAGGGTGCACGGTCATGTTTACACCGGTGCCGTGAATTGCCACGACCTGGCCGGCCTTGATCGTTGCTCCAGCGGTGAAACACTGGAGATTATCCCCAGAGTATAACACCTGCTGAATTGTTGGGAATGCTGAAATGTCTGCCATTATACCCACTCACTAGCGAATACTTCGCCGTTTTCTATTATGACCCTGTACCCTGCCGGAGTAGCCAGCTCTCTGACCGGATCCGGGGTCGTGACCGGTGCGACCGGTGCAGTCTCTAGTTCTTTAATTCTAGTCTCTGCTGCTGCCAGTTTTGCCTCATATGACTCAGACAGCTCTTTGATCTTCCCGTCATATATCTCGGAAAGTTCTTTTCTAAGCTCGTCTCTCAGAGCTTTTACGTCGATCTCTGCCATTTCGTGATCCTCTTCTATGGTATTCTCTGGGGCCGGTGCAGGTACTGAATCTGAGGCCGGCTCGCTATTCTCTCTCAGGGTGCAGACCTTACAGGCCCCACGGTTCACCAGGGCCAGCCCGGTGAACGTAATATCTGTTGCCTCATATTCCCGTGTGCCTGGGTTCCACTTATCTTTCCCAACCGTCTCGACACTGACGAAATTGATTTCACCGGCCTCGACCAGTGCTGCAGCGTCCCGGCTGTTTTGAGTCAGACCATGCAGGATTACGTCTCCGATGACTGCCCCCGCATTGTAAGACACATTTTCGACCTTGCCGATCTTGTCGGTGACTGCCCGGTGTTGCCCACCAGCGTGGCGGTTCCATACCGTGTCATCAGTCCAGTTCGCTGCATATCGTTCAAGCGTCCCAGAGTTCACCCGCCATGG